CGCACCTCGACGAGGCGGGGACGTGGTCGTATGTGCTGTTCAACACAACGGACGACGAAGCGATCTGTCAGGGGTCGCTGACGGTGTTCGCCAATCCCGATCCGGTGGAGGCGGCATGAGCGCGCGGATACAAACACGCTGCCGGAAATGTGGAGCCCTCCACCGAAACGAGGACGGGTATTGTTCGTCCGCGTGTCGTCCGCCGAGCAAGACGCATGATCCAGTGTCGCGAGCGCGGCGCGGTTACGGCGCACGATGGGATCGGATGAGTCGGTGGTATCTGACGCAGCATCCGATCTGCGAGATATGCCGAATGAGGCCGGCTACAGAAACGGATCACATTATTCCCCGATCCGCGCGGCCGGATTTGGTATTCGACGAGTCGAACATGCAGGCATTATGCGTGGGCTGTCACCGCGAAAAGACCAAACGTGAGCGGAAGAGGGTACAGAGGCGATAATGGGACGGCCACCGAAACCGACGAAACAGCACCTACTGCACGGAACCTATCGGGAGGACCGGCACGGTGACAGACTGGACGTGTTGACGCCGGACGGCGCGCCGGACATGCCGGAGGGGCTGAGCGCAGGGCAGTCTCAAGTGTGGCAGATGGTCGTGGATTCGTTGCCGGCGGAAGTGCTCTCGGCTGGTGACGCGATAGAGTTGGTGGGGCTGGTCGTCTGGCACGAGCTATTCGAGCGGCTCGCCGAGGCGGTGCGAGAATGCGACGTGCGAGATAAGGCGGCATACTCACTGACGATCAGGATGGGGCAGGCGTGGAATCATGTATCCGCAATCCTGGGTAAGTTCGGCATGTCGCCTGGGGATCGAGCGAAACTGAAGATCGTCCCGCCCGTCGAGGAGCTTGACGAACTGGAAGAGGCGTTGCGAGAGAGGGCCGCCAAGTGTGGAGTCTAGGACATACCATCGAGATCGTGACACGCGGATGGCGGAACATCGACGCCGAATTGAGGCGTATGTGTCGCGCGTGGTCAATGGTGAGAGTGTGTCTGGTACGCTCGTTCGGAAAGCATGTGAGCGGCATCTGTGGGACATCGAGACGGGAGCGGATCGAGGGATTGCGTTCGACTGGGACGTGGCCTGTTTTGGCGTTGACTTTTTCCCGTCGGCGCTCAAACATAGTGTCGGCGAGTTTGCGGGCGGGCGGTTCTGGCTGGAGGACTGGCAGGCGTTCATTGTGGCATCATTACTCGGATGGAGACGGGGCAGCGTGAGGCGATACCGCAAGGGGTACATCGAGATCGCGAGAAAGAACGGCAAGTCTACGCTTGTCGCTGGGATGGCGTTGCTGCTGCTGTTGTTCGATGCGCCGGTTGAGTCGTCCGCAGAGATCTACCTAACGGCCACGAAAGAGGACCAGGCCCGGATCATCTTTCGCATGTGTCACCAGATGATCGGCTCGTCGCCGTTGATTCGGGATAAACTGAACGTCAAACAAAAGATCATTCAATACGCCGCGCTCGATTCGTTTATTCGCCCACTGGGCTCCGACTCGACAGGGACGGACGGACTCAATCCGCACGTCGTTCTACGCGACGAGCTGCACGCATGGCGGGCGCGACACGTTCCGTTCGCCGAGAAGTTGGCAACGGGCGGTGGATCTCGCCGGCAACCGCTGGAACTGACGATCACCACGGCTGGGGATGAAGACTCGCATCTGTGGAAACTGACGCGGGACTACGCGGCCAACGCGACGAAGAGCCGCAACCGGGCCGAGCCGTTCGATGATTCGGTGTTCTCGTTTATCGCGGCGCTCGATGATGGGGACGACTGCCTCGACGAAGAGAACTGGGCGAAGGCCAACCCGAACATCGGGCAAAGCGTCAACGTGGATTACCTCCGACTACAGGCGAGGGAGGCGCGAAACGATCCGATGAAGCTCAACCAGTTCAAGCGATACCACTGTAATAGGATCGTATCACGAAGCGAGGCGTTGATTCTGCCGAGTGAATGGGAATCGCAAGACGCCTCACCTATAGACGTTGAAGACCTGCGAAACGCAGACTGTTTTGGTGGGTTCGACCTCGGGCGGACGGATGACTTTTCGGCGATTGCTCTGGTGTTCCCCGAGTTGACGGACACGTTAGAGTCGAGGTACACGCTGTTTGCACGGTCATACTGTAGCGAGAAACGATATGAGACGCTCGATCATTCACAGAAACACGAGTGGGTAGCAGATCGGTCGTTGGTGATTCATCCGGGCGCGGCAATTTCGTTCGACGCTATCGAAGAGGATATTGTAGAGCTGTCGGAGATGTTCACGGTTGTGAACTGGGGCTTTGACCCGACGTTTGCCAGTCAGATGGCGCAACACCTGGAAGAACACCACGGCATCGGGATTTACAAATTCATCCAGTCGGCGCGTTATTACAATGAACCGCTGCGACGATTCCTCCGAGCGATCAAGGAGCGGCGGTTTCGGCATGGCGGTGATGACTGCTTAGAGTGGCAGGTGTGCAATCTTCAGGTAGTCCGAAACACACAGGATCTCTGGCGGCCGGACAAGTCGGGCGACGGAAAGATCGACGCGGCCGTAGCTACACTGATGGCGTTTGCGGGCTGTTTATTCGGGGACGCGGACACGCAACCAAAGGTGGTTTTCGCATGATGAGTCAATACATCTGTGGCGTGTTCGATATGGCCGAAGCACGGGCGACGTGGGGCGGAAACTGGCGACTGACATCCGACGGCGGTGAGTGGCTATTCGGCGCGGACGAAGACGAGCAGAGCGGCGTACCGATTGACAGGACGACGGTCCTGAAATACGCGGCCGTATTCCGTGCGGTGAACCTGATAAGCTCCTCGATTGCGAAATTGCCTCTGTACGTCTATCGCAGAACCGATGGCGGGAAGGAACGAGCGCGGGGTCATGCGGCGTTTCGACTGTTGCGACGCCGGCCGAACCACTACCAGACTCCCTATCTGTTGTGGCAAACCATCGTTGGTCATGTGTTATTGCAGGGGAACGGGTTCTTGCAAATCACGCGGGCGCCAAACGCGGCCCCGCAAGCGTTGACGCTCCTCGATCCGACGCAGACGTGGCCGGTGAAGGTGACGTCACGCGATGGAACGCGGTTATACTACACGACATCCGTGGAGGTGGACGGCAAACAAGAGACGCGCGTGATTAACGGCGAGGACATGATCCATATCCGGGGGCTCGGGTATGATGGTATGATGGGCTACAGTGTACTGAGCTACGGTGCCGAGACGTTCGGGCGTGGCCTCGGGGCGGCACGATATGCAAGTCGGTTCTTCAAGAACTCGGCGACTCCGAGCATCATTGTTGAAGTGCCGGGGCAGATGAAGCCGGACGCGCAGGAACGGTTCTTGGAACAGTGGAACTCGCGGCAAGGCGGGCTGGACAACGCACACTCGGCGGCGATCCTGACAGGTGGCGCGAGCGTGAAACCCATTTCGATCAACGCACGCGACGCACAGTTATTGGAACTCCGGCAATTCGAGATTCGGGACATTGCGAACCTGTTTGGGCTACCCCCTCATAAACTGGGCGACTCATCGCGGACCGCGTACAACTCACTTGAGCAAGAGAACCGGGCGTTTCTCGACGACTGCCTCGACTCATGGTTGGTGAACATTGAAAGCGAGTGCTACGACAAGCTGCTAACCGAGGAGCAGAAACAAGCGGACAACTACACGATAGAGTACAAACGTGAGGCGTTGTTGCGGGCTGACATCAAGACGCGATACGAAACCTATTCTATCGGCATCGCGAATCGGATACTAAATCCAAACGAATGCCGCGCGGCGGAAAACATGAATGAGTACGAGGGCGGCGACTCATACCAAAATCCAAACATCACCACCAATCCGGGAGGGCAGACGGATGGCGACGAAAACGACAGCGACCCTGACGTGTAGGGTTTCGCACGGGGAACTTGCGATCACCCGCAACGCCGACGGGGCACCGACCGGCATTAGTGGCTATGCGGCCGTGTTCTTTCGAGAGGGCGAACCGGGCACGGAATATGAAATGGGCTGGGCGAATGTCGTCGAGCGGATTGACAGACATGCGTTTGATAGGGCGATATTGGAGCGTCACGACGTAAGGGCGCTCTATAATCATAACGAGAACTTCATTTTGGGGCGGACATCCAGCGGCACGCTTAAGTTGTCGGTGGATGATATTGGACTCAGGTACGACGTCGATATTCCCGACACCACATGGGGCCGGGACGTGATGGAGAGCATCCGGCGGGGAGATTTAACCGGCTCGTCGTTTTCGTTCTTCATCCGTTCGGAACTCTGGGAAGAACGGGACGGCAAACCGGACCTGGCGACGATAAAAGACCTCGACCTATTCGACGTAGGACCCGTGACTTTTCCGGCGTATGAAGGGACTTCGACGGGAGTGCGGAGCGGGGTGTCTATCTCTGACATTACGGACCGCAAGAAAGCGTTTACACGGCGGATGGAGGCGCGGCAAGCGATCCTCGACCGCATTACCAAGTAAGAGGGCAGAAGTATGAGCATGAAAGCTTTGCTGGAGCGAGGGCGCGCAATCGCCAACAGTTATCCGGCCAAGCGATCTTGCGACTTGCGATTGCGTATCGTCTTCATTTACCAAGCAGTTTCGGCTCGAAAGGAACACAACTCTTTCCACGCTACTAAACGACACCAAGCTTCCGCTGGCGTCTTTGTACGAACTGGGCTGAGTAGAGATCGCGACCGCCGCCGTTCCCACAGTCCCCGTCACAATCGCCACCTTGCCCGTCGTGTACTCGGTGGAATCCTCCAGGCTCACCACCTTCAGCGACGTGGTGCCGTCCGTGTCGTGAAACAGCACGTCGACGTTGATGCGGCCGTTGATTGCCATCAGCGGTAACTCCCCCAGCGGTGCGTGTCGAGCAGGGCCTTCACGCCCAGCGGCACCTCGGCCATCGACGGGGCCACGGCCGTGCGGTGCTCGTAGAGGTGCGAGACGAGCATCAGCATGGCCGAGCGGATGGCCTCGGGCACGCTCGTCCCGTCAGCCCCGTATCCGCCCCACCACGTCACGCTGACGGCGTTCTCGTCGAACAGGTGCCCCGGCCAGGTGCCGGCGTAGACGGTGCGAATAACGCCTGGC